CTCTGTCTGTTCTTGATGTCTCTTAATTTTCTTTCTAATGGTTCAAGTATGAATATGACAACACCCAAGTTTATGAATCCCTGTATCATTGCTTTCAGTGTTGCGTTCACTATCTCGCCCAACGCATCACTCAATGACTTGGTTCCCATTATAACGTCAGTCAATGCACTAGATGCCGTGTTCTGGAATGCCTGCATTCCTGCGGCCACTGCCGTTATCTTGCCTTCCAATGGTGTCATCCCTTCACCTATGGTTCTCTTAAGAGCCTGCAGTATCACGTCATCCGCGATTGACTCTTCAAATGCCCTCTGTTGTTTTTCCGCCCTCTTCGTGGCATCCTTGATCCTGATTATACCGTCCTCGTAGAAAGCATATGATTTGGTGGCTTCTTTGACCACCTCTGCGTTCTCTTCGATTGATACTGATGCTTCTTCCGTCGCACCTACCGTGACCTTGTATGCCTCGTGCATATTCCTCATGGCAACCACGTTGTCATTCATTGCTGATGATTGTTTGTCAATGAAAGGGATATACTTCATTATGGACTTGCCGAAATCTACTATGGCATTTGTCACTATGCCCAAGACGTGTAGGACGTTGAATATTGCTTTGGCAACCATTCCTAGTGCGTCTATCAATAGACCCAAAGTCACTCCAACAAATTTTCCTACGGTTGTGATGGCTTCCTTGTTCTCACTTATGAACGCAGTCATGCCCCTGGCCACTTCAGTAAGTTCGGTCTTCAGTCCACCCTCACCAAGTTCCATGGCAGTCTCTGCCAATGCATCTTGGAAGTTAGAGAAAGCACCACTCAATGTTTCAGCCCTTGCCTCTAAGGCACCTGCGAACTCTTCCTTACCTATGCTTCTGATGAATCCAAGTATCTCGTCTGTGTTGTTTTTTAATTTTGTTTCTGTTCCCCTGAATATGGCTGTGAGGTTATCGCCCTCTACCTTGACCTTGATACCAAGTTGTTTAAGCATTTCAAATTCACCAGTTGTGGCGTTGAATACTGCTTTGGCAACATCGTCAAATCTTTTGCCCATACCAGCCGCAATGTTTCCTATCTCGCTCATCATGTCCTGCGTAGGACTTAGACCTGCGTTCCTGAATGTCACGAATGCGTTGGATACTTCTTCTAGTTGGAATGTTGTTCCTGCTGTGAATTTTCTGATCAATTCAAAGGCTTCACCTGCCTTTATCGCATCACCCTCGATGGTGACCAAAGTTGCTTTTAGATCCTCGAAGGTCCTTACTGTGTTGACTATACTGCCAACCAACCTCGCGGCTCCCATGGCCAATAACGCCACACCCGCACCCTTAAGGATTGATGTCAACTTCAGACCCGAGGTCTGCATTGATCTTAATTGTCCGTTGACCGATCCTAGGGCGTTCTGGCCCTTGACTTTGATGTCAACATTTAGTGGGGTAGTTGCCATTATTTTCTAGCCCTTGCTTGTTGTTTTTGTTTGTTCATAGTCTTTTTATTCTCCTTATGCTCAAACATAAAATAACCCGCCCACAAATCCTTCTCCAGCGTCGTCATTTGCAATATTTCTTCAACAGACTTCTTCAATCTGTCCGCGAGCGTCATCACAAACCTTAACTCAACACTGGACTCTATTCCTTTGCGATGGAATCCTGTGGTGCAGTCAATTTGGCGTTGTTAATGGTTGTTGCAACCTTTACCACTACAAGTGGATCTGCCTCATTCATTAACTTCACTGTGTCAGCATCATGGAAGAGCCTCTTACCGTCTTTGTCTCTGGCCTTCGTTATAATACTTTCAACCAATGCTTCGATGGTCTTACCTTGAGCTTGTAATTCCAAAACCTTGGCTTCGTCTTTAAGCGGATATGTTGTTCTGTAAAAGATATCAGTGCCCCACTCCTCGCAATGATATTTCTGCATCTCCCCACCAATGCTTGTTTGGTAGTGTTTGCTTATTTTGTCTGTTATACTCATTATCGTGTTCTCCTTGACCTATTTTTAGATAGGACCTCCCGTATGGCCGGTCGTGTCATGCCGTTAGGGGCCTGTTTCGAATAACCTGCGTCTAAACGTTCGATGTATGGTTGCTTGTTCCTAACTTGGTAGCTAGAATTAGACTTCTTGTCCATACGCCAACTTCGTTTAGCACGACCAGAACGAACTGGTGTAATCTTCTTGATACTATCAAAAAGATCCGTGGTTATCGAGCGAACTATCTGATCAATTGAATTTTTTAGACCAGCAGTTGCTTTTGTCGAATTGAATGATACATTCACTTTTAACATCGTTATAAAACTATTATAACTCCGCTCTAGTTAATGCACCACTTCCTGTGAATGATACCGTAGCTTCTACGATGCCATCAAAGTTTGCAGTGATTGTGTGATCGGTTATGATTACATTTCCGCTTAACTTGATTCCAGTTGTCTCACCAGAAGGGTATAACTCGATGGCAGTAGGATCATTTCCTATTGCTGAAAAGAGTGCTGTTTGACCATTCTCGTCATTGTCTCTGAAATAAAGGTCCATTGAACCAGTGTATGAAGTCTTGCCGGCAATATATGCTCTGCCTGTAGTCCCCATGACTGTTGATTCAACAGCATCTGCAGTTTGAGAAATTTCAAATCCTCTCACAGATGCAACGACAGTAACCGCCGACGCATCACCACTGAACTTAACTACACCGGCTTCGCCTGTGTATGTTCCTGTATTAGTCGCCATTGTTTGTCTCCTTTGTTATTGATAGACCAGGTGAACTTTGCCCCAATCTCGCTTTTAATTTGACAACCGTTGTGTCTGTATCAACCTTGGTAGGTCTCCTACGGACATTTTTGATTATCGATGGTTTTGAAAAAGTCCAACCATCTTTCTTGTGTGATGAGACAACCTTGTTGTCTATCACCTTTGAAACTTTACCTTTCCACATTAACATGGACATATTACAATACTCCTTTTTTGTATGTGTATCTAACATTCACGCTCACTATGACCTCACCCAATGGTGGATCCCTGTCAACGACCTCTATACCTATGACCTGTGTTGATACATTGTGTATGTTGGCTGATGATAATGTTAAATCTCTGTTCCTTGAAACCTCAAGTGTTTCTTCAATTCTTTCTACTATCTCGTTCCTGAGTGTGTCTATCTGTGTGCCCCTCACATAACATCTAAGTTGGAACTGTATGCTACCCAGTCTCTCCGTTGACGTGATGTCTTCCCTGTCCTCGTTGGCAGTCACCAACAGTATCGCGGGGAACTGCGTGATGGCAAGCTTCTGCACATCAAATATCTCCCTAGATATGTGGTTAGGTGCCGGATCAGTCATGTTCTCCAACTGTTCAAATATGTTGATTGCTATGTTTTCTCTCGCTGACATTATCTAATCAACCTACCGTGATAAAATGCTTTCTTTTCTGATTCTTCAAATGTGCCAGATGAGTCAGCGTCGTAGTGGACGCCCTCCCTTAGGATGAGGTCTAGTTCTTCCGAGGCCTTGTCCTTGTAGTAATTCATTTTGTTTTGGAAGGAATCTCCGTCTGGATCAAATGTAGACAATCTTGGATATATGTAATCTCCCAGCACCTTGTAGCAGGCCAATCTAACGAACTGTGCATTGTTCAATTTGCTCGCAGTCAGTTTGGATGCTGTGTTGGAAGCTATCGTTATATTTCCATCAGAAATGTTGGCTGTGGGCCACCATTTTATATTCAGTAGTCTGATTATGTCTTCGTATGTTTTTGAGTGTAGGTCTGAAAAATCCTGTATTCCATACTTGTGGATGTCAGGTTCGTATTCTTTCAGGTTCGTGTCTGTTGCGAATGTCGCCATTGTTAAAGTCCTTCTTTAAATTATTCCAAGAGGTCCTTCCTCTTGCAATTACAATTATTTATTGGATTATGGACTGTGTGCCGTGCTTTGGTGCCGTCCACTCCCAACAATCCACATAGTCAAGGACGGCATCTTTACTTAAAAAAAAAGCCCCATATTGCTACAGGGCTTTTCTAGTATGAGCAAGGATTTCTCCTTAGTCGTTAAAACTACTCAATTGTTGAGTCGAATGATCCTCTGATACCTGCACCATCGTATAACTCACCAGTGGCGTAGATCGCTGAACCAACGATGTCAAAACCTCTTAAAGTCGCTTCTCTCTGAGATTCGATTTTAATGTCTTGCATAGTTGCCAATGCGATTGCATCTCTGTGGAAGATTCCACAACCGTAGTCACCAGCGGTTGAACCATCTGCTAGGTTCACTAGAGATGATTGGTATACTGGAACTCCACCTAATGTTCCCATTAGGCCATTTGCTAACGCACTGTTACCAACTTGTCCAGCCGGAGCCGCGAAAGTTGAAGTAAGAGTTGACGCAACGTCAAACGCGATGTTCGGATGTAGCACGATCGCACAATCGTTTGATGTGTCGTATCCGTTCGATCTTAGTTTTGCTATTGCTTCAAAAAGTTTAGCCGCAGTAGCAGTTCCTGATAGACCTTCGCCAACGCCGCCAACAACACCTGAGAAAGTGTTGAAAGATGCCATCATGTCAGTGTCCATTTTTCTCGCAATCGCTTCACCGAATAATTTTCCGATGTCAGCAACAACATTAGATGCTGATGCCATGATTGAAAGATCTGAAACAGTTGCTCTTAAACCAACTTCTGATACCGTTAAGGTAACGCCGTCAGTTGAGATTGCTGTTGCAGTTGGAGCCGTAGCTTCTGTCATAGCCGCCGCTGTTTGGTTAGGGTAGATTGGAACAGTGATTGTTTTACCTTGTCCCGCAGGTATTGTGTAGTTCTTTACTAGACCTTTCATTAAAGATTTTTCAGACGCTACGAATAATGCCTCAGCCGTTATAGCCGGTAAAAGGTCATTAAGTGTTGTAGTGTTAGTTAGAGCCATTGTATGGTTCTCCTAGTTGTTGTGTTAATATTAGACTAGGCCGGACTTCTTACGATAGTCAGCATAGACTTTCCTATGTTCTGGATTGTTCATGTCCAGTTTAGTGATATCAACTTTCCCGTCTAGGTCAGCACTCTTGGTGTTTGATGTAGATCCAGCCCCTGGCATTCCTGGTTGCTGGAAGTGTGGATTTGATTTTAGAAATTCTGAAACTAATCCATCAACCGACAAAGGTTCACCCGTGTCACTGTATCTAGTCTGTCCAGTCTTTGAATCAATGATCTCGACCTGCCCTGCCTCGTCCATCTTTATCTGCTCTCTCACAAGTCTAACGACTTGGTCGGGATTAATGGCTTTCAATGTTGACGCCGCATTTAACAATGCCCCATCTACCTTGATCTTGGTCAGTTCACTTGTCAAACCTTGAATCTTATCTGCCGCTTTCGCCTGCTGATCTTTAAGAATCTGTTCAAACTCACCTTTCTTCTTCTGGATTTCTATTTTAGATTGCTCTTCTTTTTCAGCCAGTGTCCGATAGTGCTCAACATCTACACCTTCAAACTTCCTAGAGACCCTTGCTTCTTCCTTCTTACGAATTTGAGCCGCAATAGCATCAAGTTGTTCTTGGGTATATGTCTTAGGTGTTGATACCTCTTCCTGAGATGGATTATTTTTAGTGACTTCTGTTGGAGCCTCAGTAGCTTCAACTTTAGTGTCATTCAATGATTGTTCTTGACTCATCGTGTCTTACTCCTTTTTTTGTTCGCTCAAGGGTTGGATTACCCCCGTATGAATATATTTACCTGTCGTCCTGCCGTCTTTGTAGATAAAAGGATTTACGATGTCCTTGCCCTCATTCTGTGATGGTGCATACAGTGACAGCAGTTCAAGTCCCCTCTCGTGTGCCACCCTCTTCAACAGCACCAGTGCCTTCCTGGCCCGGATGGCGTGTCGCATGGATGGGTTGGCCATCAGCTTGTCGTAGTGGGTGAAATAGTCCAGACACAGCTTCTTGAATTGATCGTGCTTGGCACTCTCAACTGGCTGTCTGTATAATCTCCTCTTGACCATTCTATTTGTAGATGAATGGATCTCTCTTCTTTAGATCCTCTAACCTCTTCTTGTATGCTTTCTTGTCCTTGGGACAATTACAGTGTTCACATCTACAGCTGTCGCATTTGTCCTTGCAGTGTGATGTGTGTCCGCAACTGCAATTACCTTTGTTGGCTCCAAACACCCAGTCTGTGAATCTGTCAATGGTGCCAAAGAAGTTTGATAAAAAATTATCCATTATTCGTATAAGACCTCGTCCTTCCAACCTAGGTTGTATTGCTTGTTGTCCCAATGGTTGAGCTCTTGATCAGCCAGTGTCTTGAATCCGTGTTCCCTGTCTAGGTATTTGTAGTCCAACTTCTCGATGTCAAACTGTGCCAACCACATGAACACGTCCTTGATCTTGAAATTCTTGCAACTGTAGACATCCAACTGTATCAGATTCAATTCAGTCCATGAATGGAAAGTTATTGAACTGGTTGTTATGATTGCCGTTGAACTCCATCCAATGTTGCCCGGTTCCACGCAGTATGCCGAGTGCGGTCCTGACATGATCTCCATGTCTATGTGTTTGACGAGGTTGCTGATCTCTGCGTTCAACCTGTCGCTTGAATAACTGTAAAGCGGAGGTGAGTTGACCTCAGCCCTTACCAATAAGTGTTTGTGGACTAATTTTGGATTCATTTTTTTTATTTCCTTTCCTTGCTTTATTTAATGTCTCGAGATCTTGCTGTATCAAAATAGGTGCCGGTGCTGAATGACCCTTGTATTGTGGATGTGAATACAACCACTCCTCGTTTGGTCTGTCCTCATTCAATCCGTAGTGTATCTTGCACAACACCCTACCACTTGCGTTTGGATGTAGCCACATCCTGGCCACGTAATCACCCAGTGGTGTGATCTTGCTTGGACCACGCCATCTTTGGATGTCTATCTTCTGTTTGGCCCAGTATGCCTTGCTCCAAGGACACACTCCTGTGATTGAAGCAAAGTATTCTGTCCAATTAACCTCTTCTTCCATAGATGTTCTTAGGTTTGAAGGTCTTGTTCTTGTTCTTCTTGCTCATCCGACTTTTGCTCGGACTTGCTTTCTTACCGCCTCTTTTTCCTGGCATAACTGTCTCCTTTATAGTTGCCCACCATCCGCCCAAGCCCTTAAAAAGGGCCTTCGCCTTACACGCACAACTTCTTTTCATCCGTCGTGACATCGTATCAAGCATTCGCTCAATATTGTAAATCTTAACTTTAAGACTTCTATAATTCTTGTGGTGGTGTTTGTGTTTGATCATTGCTAAAAAATTGTTCCATCTCTGGATGTAGTTGTTTAATCTGTTCATCCGTGTAACCTTCTTCTACCATTGATCTCATGTGCTTGACTAGGTCTTCCACACCAATGATTGGTGGGTGTTGCATGTCGGTGTTCAGAGGTTCTGGTGTCTGCATCTCTATCAGCTCGTCTTCGTCTTTAGCAATTACTTCTTTGATCTTGTTTTTTACTATCATCTGTGTCTCTGGATCAGTGTCCGTCATGTTCTTGACTGTCTCTGAAACTTTCTTCAATATGTCCATGTCCATGTTCTTGTCCCTTACATTGAAACTCACGGGATACTTGATGGATCCTGTCCATACCTGTCCTTGCCATTTCGCAAAGTTCCTCCAGATTGATTCTTCAGCAACCTCTAGGTTCTTGGCTTTCTCTGACAGCCTAGCATCCAATGTCGTGTATTCCGTCTGCATCGCTATGCCACTCATCTGTCTAGTCTCTATGGCCCTGATGCTTCCAAGCATCGCCATTCTGTCTATGGACTTCACTGTCTCCCTCATGGTGCTCAGGATGGCCTCTAGGTTCTGTCCTGATGGTTGCAACATATAAGGTTTTAAATTTGGATCAAGTTCGTTTGGCATGGTGATTATGGCACCCGCACCCGCACTTGCTTCTGTCTCTGGAGTCTTGACCAATGTTGGGTGATTGGTAAGTCTTATCAACTGTTCAACTTCAGCACTCATGTTGAATAATGAAAGTTGTTGTTCCGCTATGGATTCAATGTCTCCTGAACCTATGCCCCTGATTGGTGTCCTGTGTGAATAAACCCAAGTGGCTGGGATGATGCCCAACGGATTTGGTTTCACTGATACCGTCTCCCTGGTGCCATCGATGGAACCTTCTATTGTGTCCAGTGTGATCGTGTCGTTGGTCCAAGTCCTGACGTAATATTTGGTTGAGTTCGCAACTGTTCTCTCTTCCTGTTCAAGGAACCTAACAAATTGCAATCTGTAATGTCCAGACTCAAGTCTCTCCCATTCCCAATCCAAAACGTTCTCTGGTGTGTAGATTGTTGCGTATGGTCTGATGTCTTGGTCAAGCTCTTCTGCCCTCGTGCCTGCCACGCTCTCCGGTCTGTCCATCAATACCACACAGTGTCCATATATCGAACTCTGTATGTTGACGTCTCTCATAAAACTCTCCCAAGTCCTACCTTCCATGTCTGCGTCTTCTAAGAAATTTTCAACTTCCTGTGTTCCTTCCAAAGAACCAAACTGTCTCTTGGGTTCATTTCTAAATAGGAAAGAATTATATATGTGTATGATTGATTTGCAATGATTGTCCACTGCCGTGTGATTTAATCTGTTCAGGTATTCCGAATCTGATTCGAAAACATAACGGGTAAGGTATTTGCCCATCTTGAACTGAGAACCACCCAGGTAGCTCCTCTGCAAGAACTTCCATCTTCCAACGTGATTTGTGTATTCCGGGTGAAGTGGTAGATTGCTGATTGGGTTGCCGTCGCCAGCCATTTGTCCGTCTATGTTGTATTGAACCATTATTTCATTGCTCCTGTTCTAACTGTGAATCTCTGTGGCTTGCTCCTTGCAATATCTCTTGTAAGTGGGTATAAAAAAGAAACCAAATAACCGAGTGCATCCATGTTGTGATCAAATCCTTGTGTTTTGTCAGGCAATGAAGTTCCCTCCTTGTAGACCTGTTTAGTAATACTATTTAATAGATTTCGACACTTGGAGTGGATGATTACGCCTCTGAAGCCGGATGCCGAACACAGCTTGGAGTTGACCGAGTTCACCCTGTCCCTCACTGCCATGTGTCTGTTAGGCACCTTGCAGACAAACCCTGCGTTCTGCAGTATGCTTAGATCCGTCTTGCCACCCGCCGATGTCTTCCTCTGTCTCGATGCTGGGTCTGGATATGCTATCAGTTTCTTGTTCTTGTATCTGCTGTGTATCTCCTGCACCAGTTCGTCGGTGTTTGAACTCCATATCTGTATCTCATCAAAGATATACAGCTTGTCGTCCTTGAGGTATGACACCACTGCACTCATTGGATCCAAGTTGAAGTCCATGCCAATGTGGAACATGGTCTGTTCATCCGGCACTTCGAAATTCTTGACGTTGTGTTCCATGTTGAATCCGTAGTATATCACACCTGAATAGGTCTCCCATGTTGCCTCGTATTCCTGTCTGTATGTCTTGAGGTCAAGGTCCTTCTTGGCTTGGTCTATCTCTTCCTGATCAACCCATCCACCTTCTACTGTTGTGTATTGGTGACTGCCCCATTCCTGTTCTTCTGGATTCTGTCCCCGTTGATACAGATCATAGAACCAATTCATTCCCTTGGGTGTTCCTATGAACATCGCCCTGCCCTTTGTGTCTGACAGTGTTGGTCTCAACACAGTGGTCCATGCTGATTCTTCAATGTCGGCACACTCATCCATCACCAGGAAGTCTATACCAACCCCACGCAGTGAGTCTGGGTTGTCCGCACCCCTTAGACATATCCTTGATCCGTTCTTAAGTGTTATGGTTAGTTCTGCTTCGTTGATCTTCTTGACCCAACGCAGGTCCTGTAAAATCTGTTTCAATTTTATCCATGATATCTGTTTGGCCTGTCTGTATGATGGACAAACTATCCAGCAGACCCTACCCGGTGTTCTTGCCACATAACACACTTCTCTGATTGCTAATGTTGTCTTTCCAAAACGCCTGCCGGTCACTAACACACGGAATCGTCTTTCGTCCTGTGATACTATTGTCTGTGGTTCGGATAATTTCATTGGTTTGCCATGTTGTTTAATATATTTACTATCAAACAGTTATGGTGCTACTAAAACAGTGTGTGGAATTATTTGTCTGTTTCCCAAGGTAGAGGTGCTGTGTTCTCTTCGTCTGTGGGTGTGTCTTTCTGATCCAGGTATTGTTTGCCCATCCAGATAAGCATTCGGACATCGCCCTGTAGTGCTTTCTCCATCTGTGCTCTCCTCAAAGATCTCTTGCCTTCTGAACGACCCTTGTCGATTATACCTGAATATCTTTTCTCAAGTGTTGTCACACTCGTGCCCGCCACGTCTGCTATCTCTTTGTATGTGCAGTGTAGGGTGGCTAGTTTGAATATTAGATCCCTGTCTAGTTTGTAATGCTTTGGTGCGTCAGCCATTATGCTTGTTTGTCCTCTACCACTATCCTGAAGTGTCTCGCATCTGTGTTGCCTTCTGCAGTGACTACCTTGGCCCTGATGTTGTAGATGTTGCCGGCAGTGCCTGCGTTTAATCTTATGTTGGTTATAGCACCTGTTATTGTCACGTCAGTGCCTGCGTTTGTTGGCAGTGCAAGTGGTGCCGCGTCATCCGTGATTGTTTCGATTGTGACCGTGCATGAACTTAGACTGTCACCTGCTGGCAACCAGTCTGACCAATCAAGTCCATATTGCACATTGGCTTGTGGATCTTTGGTGATGAATAATCCCTTGTTGTCTGATTTGAATCCTGTTAGGTTTGCCATCTATGTTTCGCTCCTCACTCTTGGTGTTGAAAATCTATTTGTAATTGACGGTATCTTAAGTTTGTGTGTCCTTGTTTCTTGCATAATTCCTACCTGTCTGTTTTCGTTGCTGATAGTATTTAAACGATTTTCTGCCATTATCGCCGTTATTCTATTTTCACTTGGTATCACTATCGTCCTTGTCTCTGAATCTACCGTTATTATGTTGTAAGGATCTGCCTGCGTTCGTAGAGCACCCACAAATAACGTGGTTGCAAGTGCATTTAAAGTGAATCCAACCTCAGGTCCATACTTGACTTGACCAACGAAGTTGGTTGTGAATGCACTCGGTGCCGTGTCTTCGATGTCATACTTGACGAACACGGTTGAAAGGCCAAACGTGAATGCACTTGATATCGCGACTGGCTGATTGAACAACAGTGTGTCTGTGACAGCAAGTGTGAAAGCGGAACTTAAAGTAAGTGGCAGTATGTTGTCCAGGAAGTCGACGTCACTGACAGCAAGTGTGAATGCTGATGACATTGCCTGTGTGATATCAATGGTTCCTGTTGCTGTGGCCGATACGGTGAATGCACTTGACATGGCGCTGGCACCAAGTAGCTGGAAGGCCGCACCGTCGTCTATCGTGAATGCTGATGATAGTGCCGCGGCACCAAATAATTTTTTAAGTGGGACGACGCTGTGTGTGAATTCACTCGCGAAGTTGAGTCCGATGGCCCATGTGCTGAATTTCCAGGTGTCCCAACTGCCCTCATCTCCTGCCCATGTTCCAAACGTCCAAGTGTCCCAGTCACCCAGTGTAGCGTCATCCCATTCGTATTCGTCCTCGAGTGTGTATCCTGCAACCGCGTAGTCGCTCAACACATATCTGTCTAGTGCGGTGTCTCGCAATAGGTCACTCCAACGGTAGTCCCCGGATATGTCAAATATTGCTTTGGCGGTGGCTGACACGGTGGAGGCCGATGCCTGTGTGATTGTGTTGGTCCCCAATACTCCAACTTTGAGTGTTGGTGTGGTTGCAACAGTGAAAGCACTTGCCATGGTCAATGCGTCCATTGGCACGAAGTTGAAAGTTGTGGCCTGTAGTGTGAAAGCGGAAGACAATGCAACCACTGGTTTGTAAATTACTTTTGGTGTCACTGCCAATGTTGAAGCAGTTGTGACTGATGCCGTTGCGAATGCGAAACACTCGGATGCCTCAGACACGGTGAACGCACTTGACAATGTCAGTGCTTCTATGCCAATAATTTTAGTTCCTGCACCTGCGAAAGTGAATGCTGATGCGAAAGGTGGCAGTGTGTGACTGCTGTCAGAGGCATTGATTACAATGTCATCTCCCTCCCACGTCTTCTCGATTGTTGCAGTAAGTGTTGGCAGATGGTTCTGCATACTGAACGTAGCTTGGTGCAGGCCATTGCTGTTGTTGTTGCTGGTGTTCAATTGGAACTTGGCGACCATGTCTTGCAAGTCATTCCTGCCAGTGCCAACACCAAGCACGGATGCATCTGAACCTGTTATGAAATGATCATTCAGACCCTGTGTCTGTGCTGTCCCAGCCTGGTTGTTCTGAGTCTGTGTGGTGCCGCCGCCTATGGCACTGGTGAAGGAGAACACCGGCATGGTCACCGACATTCCAACACCACCACTGATCGTTTGTGCGTTTTGTGTCAGTCTGAAAGACTTGAATCTTAAGGAGTTCCTGGTCGCAGGATATATTCCGTTGGCCGCCAACCCTGTTTGATCTGCGAATGTGCTTGATAGTATCTCAGATTTTGGAGCAGTGTTTGAAAGTGTGAGTGCCCTATTACTATCAAAATCTACACCCTCGCCCGATGTCTGTGAGAATGAACTCGAGGAGATGTTGAGACCGGTTGCTACGGTCTGGCTAATTCTGATTGCTCGTGTAGTTGCCACAAGGATTACCTCCCTATGCTAATGATACTGTAAGGTTCCCTGAGCTTACTGTAAATTGGTCTCCAGACGATACAGTTTTTGAAGTTGTAAGTTGTCCAAAGAACAAAACATTTCCACTTGAAGACGCATCAACGACTGCTATGCAGGTCACTGTTGCTCCTGATGTGGCCGCGTTGTTGTAGTTGGCCGTCGCCACTGGGAAAGTCACAGTAGAGTTGGAAGCCGCTGATCCACCTGATGCCGTCGCGAAGTTGACTGCCTGTCTGGCGTAGTCCCCTGCGTTGACTTCGTAGTGGCCCCAGTTGCCTGAGCCTGAAGTTGAGTTTGTTCCTGATTCCAATGCAGTCAACACAGTAGAGGCAGTTCCTGCGAACAGTGCCACGTGTAGTGCTGATGAAGGTGTGTAGTTTCTAGCTGTCTCACCCAATACATGGTCAAGGATTTCTAATTCTAAAAAATTGGACGCCGCTGACATAGTTGTTTCTCCTTAATTGTTTGTTATAACACTTTTATTTATTGCTTATGCTGTTAATAATCTTATCTTATCGTCGTCGTAGAACAACACTGCCCTGTCGTCGCCCCATCT